ACTTAAATGATGTTGATTCACAGATAACCAGTTATAAAGAAAATTTAAATACTATAGTGACATGAGTAAAGAGTTAGAAAGGTTACACATATTGACTGCCAAAGCGGTAATTTCACAGCAAAAATACATGGCTGGAATCATTACTTTGGATGAATTTAGTAAAGATATAAAGGAACTGGATTGCCATTGCCATAATGATATTGTTATTGATGAAAAACATAAAGAACTTGATTGTTGTTATCGGGAACAATTAAACGGTATTTTAAAGATGTGTAATTTAGAGGATAAAAAATGAGTATAGCACCACCTAGATTGGCATTAAACTCTAATTCTGCCGTACCTGTTACTCTGGCCGATGTTTCTTTGGCTGGTGCTCCAACCATATCTCCATATGCAAGAGGTAATGTTGAAGGAACTTCAATTGATGCAACCAATAAATCTTTAGTACATTCATGTGATTTCGTGAATGATTTAGTGAAAAGTATTGGACTCAAAAAGTTTTTAAAAGCGATTATGAAATGGGTAAGAGAAGGTATTAGGTCAATTATGAGAACATTGGGTGCTTTCGATCGTACAGGTGCGGTTTCTCAAATAATCAACCAATTAAAGTCTTTTGCCGAATTTGTTCGTTATATTCAAAAGGAATACATTGAACCTATGAATGATTTTCTAAAATATGTTCTCGCTGTTATAACAAAAATTAGAGCAATCATTCAATGGATTTTAAGTTTACCTGCAAAATTTTTGGCACTATTAAAAGTATGTTTAATGAAATTATTGAAAACATTGGCTAATATTTTCGCAGACGCTTGGGCAGAATCTAAGTTGGAAGTTCCTGGTGAAGATGTGGGAAAAGGATTCTCCGAATTGGTCAGCGCAATTAAAGATGCAAGTAGTGCCGTTGGAGATTTATTAAAAGAAAGTACGAAGACCCTCTCTTTGGTTGCAGGTATTGGTGCTTCTGCAACAGTAGGGTTATTAGTTCCAGTAAGTCAAGACCAAATGAACGAAGCAAATAAAATTATTAAAGAATATACAGGAAGTCTTCCTGATGGACTAAAAACTCCTGACGAAATTAAACACAATAGAACGAACCCTGTTTAAGGTGATATTATGGCAGACCAAAAAGAATATACAAAATCATATGAAGCGTTAGTTTCTGCATTAGCAGCAAACCCTTCTACAAACTTATTTCAAGAACCACCTTCTCCTGCATCTGTGGACAACCCACCTTTGTATCCATATGTTCAAACGTGGGATAGTGAATCTGGCAATTCAATTCAATTAGATGATACTCCAGGTAGAGAAAGAGTTAGAATACAACACGGCAAATCTAAAAACTTTATTGAAATGCATCCAAACGGAACGCAAGTTGTAAAAGTTTTTGGTGAAGGTTTTGATATCACCATTGGTAAGAAAAACATTTATGTAAGTGGTGCATGTAACATTGTGGTCAAAGGTAACTGCAACATGCAAGTCGATGGAGATTTTAACCAAGAAGTCAATGGAGATTACAACCTTGCCGTAAAAGGAAAAATGAATGTTCGTGGTGTAAAAGACATTAGTATTTCTGGCGATCAAGATGTTTCAATTGCAGCCAATGAAAAATTTGGTGGTGCATTAAGGTTGTCAAGTTCACAAAGTTTGAATTTAGGATCCGACTTGTATATCAACGGTTCAATTACTTGTGATACATTGACCGCAGAATCAAGGGTCAATGCAGGTCTGGGCGTTTATGCTGGACCTTATGGTTTCACATCTTCTTTTGGTGGTTTGTCTCTTGGACTTCCAACACCCGTAACACCAGTGGCAACACCAGGTTGTATTACGACCGTTGGTTCGATTACTTCACTTGTTTCAGTTAATGCACCAATTGGAAATTTTGCAATTGGAAATATAATATTGGCCAGAATAGGTATTTCTTCTTCTATATTGATGTTTGATGTTATCAATTCATTGTTATTTGATACACACATACATCCTGCACCAAGAGGCACTACAGGTACAACATTTACACCTTTCATGGAAGCTTAAATTATGGCAGAATTATTTTATAAACTTGGATACAATTTCGATGACCCAAATGATTCGGTGAAAGATTTTTCATCTAATGTTGTATCGCATTTTGAATCGGTTCCTAGTATTATTGAAGATTGGCAATCACAAGACATTGCAGACAATAATGTTGGTGGTTACTTAACAAATCCTGTGGCAAATGTTACACAGAGTATTTCCAATAGTGCAAACAATATTTTAATTATTTTAAAAACTGGTTCGAGCAGCAATATTGCCAATGTGCATAATGTTACAACCGATGTTGTAGGAACAACTTCAACGATAACTGCACTATTTCAGAATATAATTAATGTGTCAATCGATTTGATTTTGCAAAGTTCTAACACATTAAATGGGTTTAAAGCACATACAGATAGAATTTCTGGTGTCACAAACTTTACAGATTATTTGGAAGATAATGTTATCAGCCAAAAACCATTTTATTCAACAATAATGGCGTATTCAAAAGTTGGTGTTTACATTATGTACCAAACAGATGAAATAGCAAATTCTTCAACTGTTTTAGGTAGCATGACCAGTATTCTTGTTAAACCGCAACTTGACCAGTATGATACAATTATTTTAACATATGCCAATACAATAAATTCAAGTATAAATGTAACTACCAGTGGTTCGGGTACTGAAGCAGATCCATATACAGCCACCAGAACATCAAACTTATCATTGTCGGTAGTTACACAAATAAATAATGATTTAGCGGATACAAATAATTACATGAACACAAGAAGAACCCATGATGAAAATTTTTACACTAATTTAAAAACTTTAATTAATGATTATAATACAACTAGACAATTTTCGAGAATGGGTGAAACTCAATTAGACTTGATGAATAATTTCATAGGAACAGACAAATTAAAAGAGAGAATTAATTAACAAAAATGGCTACAGTAGTTACACAGTTAATTAGACAATATAGCGATTTGGATTTAAATTTTGCTATACATCCGGTAAAAAAAGATATAAACCGTAATCTTGGAGAAAGAGCCGTAATTAATTCTGTAAAAAACTTAATTTTGACTAATCATTATGAAAGATTTTTCCAACCAAATATAGGAAGTAATGTTCGAAGATTGTTATTTGAAAATTTAGACAACATTACTTCAACTTCAATTGAAAAAGAAATTAGACAAACTATTTTAAATTACGAACCTAGAGTGAGAATTTCAAAGTTGACGGTGCTTGCGGATATAGATAGAAACGGATATAATGTTAGTATGGAATTCTTTATTACCAATTTAACAACACCAATAACAATCAATTTTCTTTTAGAACGGATTAGATAAAATGGCTAACGCTCGTTTAAATGTTACCGACCTTGATTTTGACCAAATCAAATCAAATTTAAAAACTTATCTGCAACAACAATCCACCTTTCAAGATTATGATTTTGAAGGTTCGGGTTTGTCTGTTCTTTTAGATATACTTGCATATAACACTCACTACAACGCATACTACCTTAATATGGTAGCTAACGAAGCATTTTTAGATACTGCCCTTTTGAGAGACTCGGTTGTTTCTCACGCAAAAACATTAGGTTATGTGCCTCATTCAACAAAAGCATCAAAAGCAATAGTTAATGTTACCGTGAATAGCGGAAATACTTCACCTGGTTCTCTGACAATTACCAGAGACACGGGGTTTAGCTCAAGTTTGATTGATGGTATATCATATGGTTTCGTTGTATTGGAAGATGTTTCTGTCGATAAAACTGGAACAGAGTTTTATTTTGACAGTCTAGAAATTTACGAGGGTGTAATTGCCAACTATGATTTTACGCATTCGCAACTATCTAACCCCAAATCAGTTTTCACATTACCCGATGAAAATATTGACACAACAACCATTTTGGTTTCAGTAAGTCCAAATTCAGGAAATAGTTTTTCACAAGTATATACAAATTCAACAGATGTGTTTGATGTTACTTCAACTTCTCTTGTTTATTTTTTACAAGAAAGTAAAAACAATCAATACCAAATTTATTTTGGCGACGATGTATTAGGGAAAGCACTTAATGATGGTGCGATAGTTTCGGTATCTTATTTGGTTACAAAAGGACCAGAAGCAAATAAATCAAACGCATTTGTTCCAAATTCTTCAATTAGTGGAATGACACAAATAACAGTTGATGTTGTTAATGTTTCCTCTGGCGGTGCATTAAGAGAATCGGTAGATTCAATTAAATTTGGTGCACCTGCACAGTTCACTACACAAAATCGTTTGATTACATTTAAAGATTACGAATCATATATCAAGAAAAATTATCCATCAGTGGATTCATTATCCATATGGGGTGGTGAAGATGAAACACCACCAGTCTATGGTAAAGTCTTTATATCTTTAAAACCAAAAGAAAATTACTATATTTCAGAAACAGAAAAACAAAGAATTATTGATAATATTATTCAACCCAAAGCAGTTGTTTCTATTGGCGTACAAATTATTGATCCTCAATATTTGTATTTGATAACTGATAATTATGTTGAATATGATAAAAAGAAAACTACT